GAGCAAGAAACTGTCAACGTCAGAGTTCAAGGCTGCTACGAACCTTTGGTCGTACCACCGTCTGTTCAGAAGAAACTTGGAAGCATAGAGCAAGGCTTGCTCCCACCTATTATCACAAAGTGCTTGACGGATGAAATCCATGAGCGCAGTGCATAGGCTCTGGCAGTTCTTCTTGTCAGCGGGTGCTTGCTTGGTAGCATGCTCTAACATTCTCAGCACTTGGTGGAATGTTCCCCACTCGTCAGCCTTCCAAGGCACCTCGGCTGTTTTGAGCCGAGGCTGCCTCTCTGCAATAAGCTTTGCAGCGTAGGCAAGCAGCCATTCATGAAAGAGCTGAGTAAGAGGCTCGCTGCACAGCTCGTTTGTGACAGCCCAAAGAGCCTTGGAGTTAATTGCAACCCTTTGCGGGTTTTTGCTGCAAGCTTCCTTGTAGCGTTGCAGCAATTCTTGAAGTTGATTCATAGTTCCGAAAGTTTTTTTTATTCATTAGTTCAAGCAGCTTTGCTAGCTTGCTAGCTTTTATTCAGTTGCTCCGAATATGCTTAGTGCCTCTTCGTATGCTTCGTATGCATTGCCTTGAGTCAAGTCATGTTGCGTTGAGTCGAGTTGCGTTGAGTCGAGTTGCGTTGAGTCGAGTTGCGTTGAGTCGAGTTGCGTTGAGTCGAGTTGCGTCATATTACGTCCAGTCATGTTGTGTTGCGTTGAGTCGAGTTGCGTCATATTACGTCCAGTAACAGCCTTCCTAGCTCGCAGCGCTCTTACAAATGCAGCGCCGTCTATGCCTTCGACCTCATGTTCCATAGCTTCCCAATTGAAGTTGTAAACGTTGGCCTTGCCCTTTGCTGTACTAGACCTCTTAGGCTCGCCTTTGCTCTTGAGGTTGATAATTCCGTTATGAAGCAGTCGAGATAGTGCGCATGAAACGTTGTAGTTGCTAGGCAACCCCACCTTTTGCCTCAAGGCTGTCATGCTAACGGCTAGGCCATCCTCTTCATTTGCATTATCTTGAGTGTCGTAAGCGTCTAGCAAACCCCCTAGGACGAGTTTATCTTCCTCACACAGACCCTTGCTGTTTAGCATTGGCGGTGGCAGCTTTGATAGAAAAAAATCCTTCTCCATGTGTTTTATTTTTAATTTACTACTTAGTTACGCGGAGATTTTGTCTCCTCACCGATAAATAGTCGGCTTATTGCAAACGTATGGCTATTATTTTCTGGAAAGAAGCAAATGATACAAATGGGATAAAAAAAGATACAAATGAGCCAATCTTTTTTTCTGGGTCTTTCTCGCCCGTACCTTATTATATATAAGGGGTTCAGAGACAAGAGGAAAAAAAAGTAAAAAAAATGCCCAACGGATTTCTCTTTCTTATTTTTTTGGCATATATTTGCCATGAGAGTTAACCACATGTCAAACGTTTTAACAACAAACAACAATGCAAACAGTAGTAACAGTAGATAACTACGACAAGAACCGCATCTACGAGTTCTCATCAACCGAGTTCAACATCCCAACGCTCTTCGCCCTCTACGCAGCCAACAGAGGAGGCAGAGACAACAGCAAGCATGTCAACAGCATCGCCAAGGGTATCATCAAGGAGGGAGGTCTTGCCAACTTCCCGCCAATCTTGGTCGACGTCAACACCAATCAGATTATAGACGGAAACACCCGCTACCAAGCCATCATCAACGTCTTGGAGGAAGGCAAGTTCACCGACCCGTTGGTCCTTAGGGTCATCTTCAAGAGCGTTGCTCCAGATGAGTTCGATGCAGAGGTACGCCGTTACAACGCTGGCCAGAAGAAATGGAACATGCTTGAATATATCTACAACTACTCGATGCGAGGTTTCGACAGCTTCACCAAGCTCATTGATTTCTGTCTGTCGGAGGAGGAGCTCCATACCGCCACCAACAAGATTAATCCGAGGTATGCTGCGGCTGCTCTCAACATCAGTACCAAGTATCTTATGAGCGAGGAGTTGTCCATTAGCGACGAGGACATCAAGGTAGGCCATAGCATCATGGCAGAGGCTTCCATCATCAAGAGAGCCATTACAGACGACGACCATGAGCTTGGAGGCGGTGGAGGATGGCTAGAACCATTTCTCAGAGCTTGGTACGACTTCAGAGTGCATCTGGGTCACTTGCCATTCAATAAGTACGCCAAGATGGTAGCCAAGGCGGCAAAGCATCAGAAGAGAGATTGCCGAGTGCCGTACGGCAGCAACAAGGCTTCCGATTGGTACGGGTTCTTCTCCAACGTATACATGCGCAACATGAAGTGAATAAAGTGATGAGGGTGCAGTCGAATGACCACACCCTCTGATGCTTGAGAAACGCTGGAACCGAAAAGTCTGGAAAATCAAGTTACATTCCTCAAGCAAAAGTCTTTACACCTCAACAGCAGCAGCAATATCATCGTCGCTCGTCAGCTCTGAGACATAAGTTGTGATGTGCGACAAGCTCCTCCCAAGCAACGTCGCTAGTGCCAACGGACTGCCGCCTTTCGCCAAGTACCATTGAGCATATGAATGTCTAGCAGAGTAGAATGTCAAGCCATTATCGATGATTTTCAATATTTTAATGCCTTTGGTGCAAAATTAGTGCTTTTTTTTCTTCTTTTTTTTCAAAAATGCACTACATTTTAAGAGAAGTGCCTATTTATAGGAAAAGAGAAGAAGCAATATGAAAAACGAGACATTTGCAAATACCATGGAGGACGAGGGCTATAGGAGGATGACTGAGCTCAACGACCTATTCCAACTGACTGACTTCGGTAGGACGGAAAAGTGCCATCATTCAGACGCAAGCGGCTATACCACAACGGGTAACTGGGTCGACATCGAATACAAGGTGCGGAACCAGCGATTGATGAGTGGAGACAGTGGTTATTACATCAGCGGGCAGTCAAGGAATGGAGGGAGCTACTTTGTGGACAACGAGTTCATCGAGGCACATAAGATAGCAGATTTGCTTCTTGACTATCTCTATTTGCCAGCGACAGAACCAATCTACGTCAACTTCCTAGAAGACGGAATAGCCATCGTCCATAACATCGCACATCTCTCCAAGCGACCCAAGACACAAGCACAAGCAAAGAAAATTGACAGCCGTCTCTACGGGGCATATGAGATGGCCAAGCGCATCGAGCTTCCTCTTGAGGAAGCATACATCTACCAAGTAAACGGGGATGGGACAATAAGAGTATTATCCCGTCCAGCATGGCAGAAACGAACGAGCAATTAAAAGACAACTTTCTTCGATGGTTCGCAGAAAATGCTGAGGCACAGCGCTTGAAGTTGCAGAAATATTGCAGCAACAAATCAATCACTTTTGATGAGGATATTTTGAGTGACACTGTTTTACGAGTAGCAGAGAAGATATTAGCGAAAGGCATAGCAGACCCGACAACGAACGGATTCGAAAATTTCTTCTTCATGAGCTTCAAGAATAACATCATGAGGGAGCGTCAATATGCAAGGAACGCCAAACGAGTCGAAGTTAGTGATATTTGGAGTGCCGTCAAGGATGTGAGCGGGGAGGACACAATTAATAAGATTGAATTGGATGTCCAAAAAGACTTCAGTGCAGTCTACTTGCTCAAGAAGGTTGAAAGCAAGTACGGTCCTGCATTTGCACATTTATTTACTCAAAAATATTTTCTTGGAGAAACCTACAAAGAAATGAGACAAAAGCATCCCGACATTCCAAAGCTAAGGGAAAAGCTTCTTGAGGCGAAAAAATGGTTGCAAGAAACAACAACCAAGGAAGAGATTCGCAATGCACTTGATGAATATCTTTCTTTTTGAGGAATTTTTTCCATATATTTGTAACAAAAAGGATGATACCAATTGTTGAATATAAGCAGAACGGTGAACTTCATCACTTCAGCGGCTACTACATGGACCTTGATACGCAGAGAGTGTGGAGTGCGAAGAGAGGTGGTAGATGGTTGAAAACTTCTAAGAGAAGAAATGGCTACGTTCTTGTTCGCCTCTATGACACCAATGCAAAGCGGATAGTGAACATCACACTTTCTCGCTTGGTTTGGACCATTGCAAACGGAAGACAGATTCCCGACGGGTATGATGTAAATCATATCGATGAGGATAAAACCAACAACCACCCGTCGAATCTCAACATCATGACCCGCAAGGAGAACAACAACTGGGGGACTCGCAACGCAAGGATGGCAGCAGCTCTGAGAGGTAGGAAGCAAGCACAAGAAGTTGTTGCAAGAAGGGCAGCAGCTAGGAGCAAAGCAGTTGCGCAGCTAACCTTGGATGGCAGACTTGTTCAGACTTGGCCATCAACAAGTGAAGCGGGGAGAAATGGATGGGTCCAGCAAACCATCTCTAAATGCTGTAGAGGAGAGCTCAAAACCCATGGTGGCTATCGCTGGCAATGGCTTGATGACTACCAAACAGCACCCGTTGCAGCATCAGATGGCCAACTGCTTTTGGCGTTCTAAATATGTTTAAAGAAAAAAATATATGCTATTACTCTGGAAAATATTTTTAATGATAATAGTCCTCATCTTGGCCATGTTGTTAGGACAGATGCTTACAGATGAGACTCTAAAATGCTATCTAGGCAATATCAAGCTGCTAAACAGAAAACCTTTTACTTGTCGCATGTGTCTAAGCACCCATCTCACTTGGATAGGTGAAGGCATCTTGGCACTTGCATTTGGTTCATGGCCCATGTTCTGGATTGGACTCATTGCAGCAGCTGGAGTTTTCCTCAGCATCTTGACGGAGCAAGAAGAAAAGACACTAACGACCGATGAATGGTCCGAGTATAAAAAAGAAATTGAACAATGACGTTAAGTAGTGAAGATATCAAAAAGATAGAAGCCCTCGTAGACATTCGCAACAGAGGATTCTATGCTAGCGGCGCTGAGACAACTGAATTATACAACCGAGTCCTCAACAAGCGAGTAGCTACAACAAACTGCGGCAGCTGCATCCGTAGCAGAATCACAGAGTTGGAGAGCTACCTTAACAAGGTCAAGACAGAGCTAGCGAAGGCGGAAGAGCAAGAAAAGCTCCTTGCACATGTCGAAGCAGTCGTTGGCGATGAGGACATACCAATGGATGTTCCGACGGAAGAAGAGGATGAAACTAAGAAGACAAAGAAAAGCAAGAAAAAATGAAGAAGCAAGCAGGACAGATAAACGCCGAGAAGGGACGTCTGCTCTACCATGCTCTTACAAACGAGATAGTCGCCGACATCACAAACGGCATAAGCAAAAGCGACATCTTTACCAAGATGATGAACGGGATGTACCCGTCACAGCCCAAACCATATGCCAAGACAGCTTGCTATGACTGGTGGCATCATGCACTCGACAGAATAGCCGTAGATTCCGAAGATAGCATCGAAGACAAAAGAAAGGTGCTATGGAACCGCTACGAAAACCTATATCGAGAAAGCATGGAAACGGGTAACTCAATGATAGCGAGACAAGTACTTTCTGATATGGGCAAGATGTTCGGCCTCAGCGTAGAGCAGCAGAAAGAACTGAAACTCAAGCAAGAAGGGGACGGAACAGTTTCTGTATCATTCAATTTCGGAAATGAAGGTTAACTTTGACATAAAGCTGACGAAAGGACAGCAAGCAGCATATGACATGGCACATGACAAGGACATCAAGATTCTCGTCATGTGCTTTTCCCGTCAAGCTGGCAAAAGCGTCCTCTGCGAGATACTCCTCATCGAACAGCTGTTCAAACTAAACAGATACAGTGCATATATATCGCCTACATTCCAGCTAGGACGAAAAGTCTTCAAGGAGCTCACACAGCTGCTCGAGCCTACGGGCATAATACAGAAAGCCAATGCCTCTACGCTGACTATCGAGAGCATATACGGTTCGACACTCCAGTTCTTCAGTGGTGAGGCAGCAGCAGCGATACGAGGCACAACGGTAAGCGGTTTGCTAGTTATTGACGAGGCAGCATATATTCCAGACCAACTGCCCAATGGTGAAGAGTTCTGGGGCAATATCGTCATGCCAATCACCAAGGCCCGTCATCCGAAGGTCATCTTGGTCAGCACACCCCAAGGCAAGAAAGGCTTTTACTACGACCATTACCTACGGGCATTAGCGGGAGAGGAAGGCATTGCACAGCTGACGAGGACTATCTACGACGATTCGTTGGTAACACCAGAGGAGATAGAGGAGATAAGGAGGAGCATACCGCCGAAGGCATTCCAGCAAGAGTTCGAGTGTCAGTTCCTCGATTCTTCCCTAACTTTCTTCGAGGGCTTTGAGCATTGCTTCGACAGTATCGCTTTCAACCGCAGCAAGCAGTGGATGGGAGTAGATATATCGGCAAACGGCGAGGACGCTACTATAGTAGCCATGGTGGACGATGAAGGCAACGTCAGGACGAAAGCGATAGAAGGGACGTTGGACGACAAGTACAAGAAGATATCCGACATAATCAACACAGAGCATCCCACTTGCATATACATGGAAAACAACGGTGTCGGAACGCCGATGATAAACGAGGTGAGGAAGCTTGTGCGTAACAAGGGAAGCATCATAGAATGGACTACCACCAACAGCAGCAAGGAGGAGATAGTAAGCAAGCTAGCCGTTGATATAGCCAACAGAGCTGTACATTTCTCAAAGGATGATGGAGAGCTGTTTGCTGAGATGGGAACTTTCGTTGTGAAGTTGTCGAAAACGAAGAAGATGACGTTCGGTGCGTTGAGCGGCAAGCATGACGACAGAGTCATGGCAGTGGCAATCGCACTCCAATGCAAGGAAGATGCCAAGATGTTCAGATTAAATAATAATCGATTTATACGGATGAAAAATAATGCCATCAGATAAGAAAAAGAAGAAGATAGAGATAAACATCCAATGCCCTACTAGATGGGAGGATGTGACATTGGATATGATGCACCAGCTCAGCCAAGTAGAGAAGGACGAGGAAGGTAGGTTCAATGTCATCGATGCCTTGCCAGTGCTGCTAGGTATGACAAAAGAGGAGGTATGGCTATTGCCCGAAGAAGCGTTGGACAAGATATTCGACTGCTTGGAGTTCTTTAACACCCCCGCACCTTTCGCAGACAAGGCAAGCGATACCATCACCATAGACGGAGAAACGTACAAGGCAACGGCAGCAGCAGATTGGAACGTCGGGCAGTATATCGCCTCTGACATAGCCATCAAGAACGACAAGAACGACTATGCGAGCCTTTTGGCAATTATCTGTCTGCGGGAAGGAGAAGTCTACACACAAGAGTATGAGAACAAGGTACTGCCGCAGAGGATAGAGATGTTCAAGAAAGTGCCAGTCACAGATGCAATGCCGCTAGTGTCTTTTTTTTTAGCCAATTGGATAATACGTTCAGAAACTTCCCAAGCATCTACAACCGTAGAAGAAGAGCTCGACCGCACCATCCAAGCTATACAAGATTCTGCGAGCAGTACGGGCCGCTCAAGACGTTCTACGAAAGCTGTGAAAGCTTTGCAGAAGTTGAAAAAGTATTTATGAGCAACGCCTACGATTGGCTGCAATGGCTAAGCTTCCAATACGACAAGGCAGAAGCTGAGGATGATGAACAAAAATATCATGAACAATTAGCAAAATCAAAGAGAAGATAATTTCTCTTTCTCAAAGTTTTTCCATATGTTTGTAGAAAAAGGATGATACCAATTATAGAATTTAAATACCATGGCGAGCTTCACCACTTTAACAGCTATTGGCTAGACCTTGACACCCAGCAAGTGTGGTCAGAAAAGACGCAGAGATGGATGAACACTTGGAAGAATAGAAAGGGCTACGTTACACTTTGCCTCACTGACAACAACGGGAAACAGCTGAAGAGCATCAAACTTTCAAGACTTGTCTGGACCATTGCCAATGGTATGCAGATTCCCGATGGGTACGATGTTAACCATATCGATGAAAATAAAGAGAACAACGCACCTACCAACCTCAACCTTATGACTTGTAAACAAAACTGCAACCATGGAACCCGCAATGCAAGGGTAGCAGCAGCTCAGAGCAAAGCTGTGGCGCAACTGACTCTTGATGGCAAACTTGTTGCAAAATGGCCGTCAACAATGGAAGCTCATAGGAATGGTTGGAACAGTGGCGCTGTAGCTTCTTGTTGCAACAAATGCTACATGGGCACTTCTCCCGATGTTTATAAAGGCTATCGGTGGCAGTGGTACGAAGATTATGAAGCTCAAGCTTAATTGCTTGGGCTTTTTTCATATGTTTAAAGGAAAAGCTTATGTTTTACAGCGACATAGTAAATATCATCCGAGATACATTCGGAAGATTTAAGGGAGTTGGGACAACTAGATATCAAGGCGACGACTTAAACAATGCCCAACATAACGATAAGACGCTCCAAGTCTACATCGACGACATATCATATCACCAACTGAATATCACAACGAATGTCTTCACAGTTGAGTATAATATCTACATCCTAGGTCATCCGACAGAAGAACCAGACGGGATACTAGACATCCAAGACCAAGCATATAACGTAGCTGCTAACGTCATAGCATATCTAGATTATAACAGCTCGTTCAGAGGCATCTTGTCCATACATGACTATAGTATTATCACTGTAGCCCATTACACAGCCCAAGACTCAGCTGGTGTCAAGATAAGCCTTCAGCTTGAAGTGCCGTCACCAGTCAACCTCTGCGACATCGACTCACTCTTCAACGCCGAACCAGTGCAACCCGACCCCGACAAGGAGATTGACATCGACGAGTATGTTGACGGACCTATTGATGTCCAAGAAATAAGACTGCCAAAGACGAGACCTTGCTGATATGGATATACGTAGAGCACTGCAACAGCTAGCCGCTGACGTCTACAATGAGGTCATTGCGAGGCTAAGAAGCCCCATTGGTGTCAACAAGTCAGTCGGGAGGAATACCCTTGAGGGAAGCGACTTGGAACGAAGCATCGAGGTATATGTCAACGACGACAGCAGCAGCCTCACCTTCGTCATAGCCGATTACTTCTCCTTTGTCACTGGTGGTCGTCACCATGGCCTGACGCCAAGAGGTCAGAACGTCTACGGAGCCATACAGCGATGGGTGCGCAAGAACAACGTCCGACTAGGCAATATGACTGAGAACCAAGTCATATGGGCTGTCCTCAACAAGCTAAAAACGAGGGACATAGAAGGAAGGCCATTCATAGGCTATGACTACGACCAATCTAAGAGCGCAGACGAGATACTGCCATTCCTTGACGCTATGATAAGTGAATGGTTCGACACATTTTACGAAGAATTGCTAAACGAGATAAAGATATGAATATAACGTTCAACGATAATACACTAGGCACAGCGATGCTATGTTACTCCCGAATCCCCAATATCCTCTCACTGACGGAATCGGAGTACGGCAACAAGGCTATCATCCGCCTCACCTTCAGCGACAGTCTGTCAGCCGCCACTAGCTATGACGCACAGTGGACCATCACCATACTAGGTGTCCAGTTCACCTCTGTCATCACACCATCAGCCTCCAACGGCAGGCATTTCTTTGTCGGCAGTGGTGCAGCTACGGCAGCATATATGGCAAGGGCCCTTAGGACGTCAACGCCTATATCCTCGCAGTATGACATATGGGCTACCAACAGCACAGTTACCTTGCAAGCGAGGCAAGGAGGAAGGAAGGGCATAGGCACTACGGCTGTCCAGACGAACATATCAACGAGCAACCTACAGCGTACAGTCACAGACGGTACTACGACGAGCACTCTGAGCGGGAGTAGGATACTAGTTGGCGTCAGCATCGACGGTGAATACCAGACGACGATGGAGAAGATGGCATACGGGGGAGAATGCAGCTTCGATGTTACACCCGTCATAGGTACGTTCGGTGAGGACGGTGGTGTACACCAGTTCAGCCTAGCCATCAATCAGCTGACGGCAGACGGTACGTACAACGCCTTGGGGAGCACTCAGAGCTATATCACCAACGGCTACAGCGCCGTCAACAGTGCCAACTACTTATATCCTTCGGCAGCACTGCCATTGGTGAATAGGAACTGCGGTCAGTTCGTCTATCAGACGCCCATACCGCTCAGCATCTTGAAGGGTGTCAACGTAGGCTCTTGGGAGGTCAAATGGGTGACGTTGACGACAGCAGGACAGCAGATAGCCTCGGCGACGACGACATACACCAATCAGACGGCAGCACCTCTCATCGTAGACATGGAGATAGACGTCCCGATGACTGTCGATACGGCATATGTCGATGTGACGGTAGGAAGCAACCAGACGATACGCTATGAGGTCATAAAGCCACTGAAGATGACAGAGGGTGAGACGAGGATATACTGGAGGAACGAGCTTGGTGGTGTCGCCTTCTTCGACTTCACATCGTCAGAGCGGAACGAATATACAACGACGCAGATACGCTACGACAAGAACGACTTCGACTATTACACAGCGGACGGCTATGAGGGTGAGAGGCTGTTGGACAACCAAGTAGCCAAGGAGACTACGTTGACGAGCCATCTGATAAAGGGCAAGAAGAATACAAAGCTCTTCGAGTCGATGGCAAAGACGAAGAGGATGTGGATGTATGACGATGATGGAAGCCTCCAGTACCTATTGCCAAGGAGCATACAGATATCAGAGTCGAACGACTACAACGATATATTTCAATGCACACTAACGTTCACAAGAAGCAATAATGTATAACACAGAGGTATATATCAATGGTCAGCTTATGGATGCCCCGTCTAATGGATGGGGCATTAGGATTGCTGCTGAGCTATGGGCACCAGAGAAGGTGGTGACGGTGACGAGCGAGTACAGTTTCAGCTTCGACATACCAGCCACCAACGGCAACATCCAAGTGCTAGGGTTCGCCAACACCTTGTCAGTACCGAGCAAGTTCAAGCAGCGATATTCTGCGCAAGTATATGGCGATGGGCAGCTTCTATTCGACGGTAGCCTCATCATCCAAGGCTATGATGCGGAGGAGAAAGCATTCAGTGCCAATCTGGTCAATATCAAGGAGCAAGGTGCTTTGGAGGTCTTCGGCGATGATACGCTGACGAGCATCGATTGGGACGTTGACTTTGACGGAGCTGGGACCATCAACCGCATCAACGCCAACCCGAAGGAGAGATATTTCTTCCCGACGGTAGGCTATGGTGTATTCCAGAAGACGCCTTATTTCTCCGATGAGGTAGCGTCAGAATATACGTCAAAGTACGAGCTTGACAAGTACAACAAGTGGTGGGTCGATAGCTTTCCTCCGTCGCTGAATATGCTAGAGCTCATCAGAAGGGCCTATGAGCAGCGGGGCTACAGTGTTGGTGGGTCTGCCTTCGGTGATGAGGTGCTGAACGACATCTTCTTGTCTGTCAACCTAGCGGACGGGCAGTATCCCCATTATCCTTTGGGAGTGGCCAAGTTCGGTGCGGCAAGCATAAGCAGCACCTTCAACACCCAATATGGCGATGTTGTGACGCAGGGTCTGAGGTTCCCCATCCATGGCGTCAATATACAGCTGACGGACAAGGTGACGGGAACGACGGAGTATGATGCGTTCAACTTCGCCGATGCCGATGTCATCAATCTATTCCAGACGAATACCATCAACGAGCCTACGCTTCTCTTCGACAGAGGCGAACAAGTCATCGTCATACCCGCTGACGGATGGTACAAGCTACATTTACAAGGCAGCGCAAGGTATAGCGGTCCGCAGACATGGAGGGCTAGCCAGAACATCCTTGACTTGGGGAATATGGAAGTGATGCCAAATGATATCACCATCAGCGCCAATACATACTACTCCGCACCGTTCGAGATTCAAGTTGTCAAGAACTACGACCAAGACATCGAGCTCATCAAGGGCAAAAACAACTTGCGGTATAAGGATGGCAACCAAGAGCATGGGATAATAATCTTCAACAACGGCAATGCGTATTCCAATGAGGTGAAATGGGTGAGCTTGTATCCGCACCAGAACCTCGGCATGTATCTCAATGCCACAGACAAGCAGCCTCTCGGTGGTGACCCTATGGCCGACACCTATGTTTATGCTGACGGCTACCCGATGGCATATGACCCAGCTGTCAACGACAAGTTCATCATGGGCGCTACGTCCCTTGGCGGAGGCACAGCAGCCATCATCAAGAACGGTAGGAGCTGGAATACAGCAAACGGAGACAAGGGGAAAGTAATGGCCAATATCAGAGGCTATCGCAAGATGACGCCAAATGGTCAAGGAAGCTCCATCGTCACCAATACAAATGTCAATAACAACACCTTGAACGGTTCTCCAGTCCCAACAGGTGCCATGAACAGCGACGGTTCACTATCCTTCAATATAGACTGCATCGTATGGCTGGAACGAAATGACAGACTTGAGGTCGTTGGCGTCCAGAAGCACTATGAAGGCTATACCGCATCTAGCGGACATCCATATAGGTACAGCTGGTCGGGCGATTTCACCTTCAATGTTGCCGCTATCAGTGACTGGAGCGAGGAGAAGATGCGACGGGAAGGCATAGGATATGGCTCGTCATCGCAGTTCTCTGACAAGCTGAGGCTTACAGACTGGTGCAACAGAGAGACTAAGATAAGCGATTTTGTCAAGAACTGTCAAGAAGCTTTCCAGTTGGATATAAGGAAGCAAGGCCAATCCGTAGACATCAATGTCATCAATGAGGCACAAGCGGAGCAGAGGCAAGCATCTGCTGTGGACATCGACGAGCAAGCAAGCAATCAAAGATACACATCAGAACTTATAACATATCCTCGTTCAATGTCGGTTAGGTATAAGATTGACGAGGAGGAGTTCGGTTTTGAGAACAGCGTTCCGACTGAGTATGTCGGCTCTAGCGATTGGAAGAAATATGCAGATAGCGGCTACACCAAAATTATCCTCAACGACGATGAATACGTCACCGAAGACAAGCAAGTCGACACAGAATTTTCATTCTGCTGGTATGCCCCATACCTTTACAAGGAGCAGACGGGCTACAACCAAGAAGGTAGTGGGACAACTTTGATTCAACTTCCCGTTATCGGAAAATTTAATGATTTGGCTGACGAGCAATGGAATTACGAGGAAAGCATGGCGAAGGATGTATTTGGAATGAGACAAAGGTTCTGGTATCGAGGAGAGCAGACGAATCTCAAGGTCTATACAGCAGACGACCAACATAGCATCATTTATCTCACTCCTCCGCTTAGCTATAAGCATGGGACAGACCTCTCATACAAAACTAATGGTCAAACGCTATTAACGAGATTTTACAGAGTAAATCCTTTGCTAGGCTCAGATTATGTAACTGTAGAAGTGTTCCTTAATCCTCTGCAATATCAAAATATAATGAGTGGTTGTTTCGTCAAGTATGATAGTTCACTTTATGCAATCGCATCACTCCAAGGATATTCGCCAGATGGGACGGAGCCTACAAAACTAAAATTAGTAAGATTGTGATAAATTGGCGGGCATTAGACCCCAGCCAATATGTTTAAGAGAAAAAGCATAAATGGCAAAAACAGCACAGTATACTATCGTAGTCAACGGCTTGCAGCAGGCCGTTGACATGACTAGTGCCCTAAATAAAGAGCTCGATATTTTGCAGTCCAAAATTGATAGGCTAAACAAGAATGCCACCATCAAGCTTAACACCAACGGAGCTGAGGCCAAGACGGAGGCAGAACAGATTGACAAGCTTGAGAAGCAGATTGCTGCGACTAGAGAGAAAGCTGCTGAGGCCCGCAAGAAGGAATATGTTACGCTCTTGCAAGCCAAGGAAGAACTCAAGGAATACCAAACAGTGGCTAAGAGCCTATCTGCTAGGGAGAGCCTTCTCATCGGAGCCAATGACGTCCGTACCATGGCGGGCATGAAGGCCCAGCTCAAGGACATTAAGCAAGCGATGCAGACTCTCGACACTGGTTCTACCGAGTTCCAAGAGATGACTGAGCAAGCAGCAAGCTTGACACAACAGTTGAAAGACCTAGAAGCTGCCTATGGCACATTCGGAAGAAATGTAGGTAATTACCAATCAGCCTTTGAGGGGCTAAAGAATATCGTCATTCAGATAGGCGATACGGAACGTCAGTTTGGCAGTGTGAGGGAAGCGTCGAGGACCTTGAACGAAGAGCTCAAGGCCATGGTCATCAATGGTCAAGATGATACAGAGGAGTTTGCAGAGCTTTCAGATGCTGTCCATAAGTTCAACCTGCGCTTGAAGGGTGCTGAGTCAGCCGTCAACGACTTGAAGACATCGAGTCAAGGCATGGACGACTTGCTTGACACATTCGAGTCTCTTGCATCGTTGGCTTCGGTTGGTCAAGGCATCAAAGGGTTCTTGGGCTTGGACAACACCGAGATAGAACGTAGCATCCAGAAGATGGTTGCCTTGCAGAATATCCTCCAAGGCATAGAGAAGATTAAGCAGCAGCTCAATGCTGGTGACGGGTGGTTCGCCAAGGGCAACAAGGAGATTGACGACTTTGCCAAGAGTCTCTTCGGTGTCAAGGAAGCCGAGGAAGGTGTTGCCGTCGCCTCCACAGCTGCCTCTAGGGGTGCTACGCTGCTAGCCAATGGTCTGAAGCTCTTGAAGGGTGTCGGCATCGTTGCTGGTATCATGCTCGTCACAGAGGCGATTAGCAAGATAGCGCAGAAGATAGGCGAGTGGATAAAGGGCAACAGCGACCTTGTATCATCCGAGAAGATATTGGACAGTCAGCTCAAGCTCACCAATGACGAGCTACAGAGGAAACTACAGCTCAACGAGAAGATGCGCAGCGCTGGACTGATGAACTCCAATCAACAGCGCATCAGCGACGAGAAAGCATATGCCGACGCCATTTCGTCCTCTAGCAAGCTCATACAACAGCAAATCAACCTCCTCTCCAAGCGCAACGAGTTCCGCCAAGGATTCAACGGTACGTCCAAGGATTTCGACACCTCCAACATAGAAGCGTTGAGGAAACGTTGGGAAGAGCTGACGAAGGCCGTTGAGGAAGGAAGGGGAGAGATTATCAAGTCGAGGGACGGGTTGGATACCTACCAGACGACAGCTACCGCCACTAGGGACAGACTAGCCGATTTGGAGCTCACCCTTGGTGGCAAGCTTGTGCGTTCGATGATGAAGTTCGATGTAGCAACCGAGGAAGGTAGGAATCAGCTGCAACAGTTCGTCAAGGGCATACAAGACTCCGACGACGAGATGATGAAGAGCGTCTTGATGAGGCTCCCGTCGATGCTAGAGGAGAACAACCCGCAGCTTGCCAAGGCACTTAACGGATATCTTGACCTCGTAAATGATTTTGTGGGCAAGTTTAACGCTTCAGCGGCAAGGCTTGACTGGAGCAATTTCTTCAACACCAAAGTCCGCTTGACCGAGAAGGAACAGCTAAAGAAGGACCTCGACGAGATTGAAGCCAAGGCTGATGAGCTGAGGAGGAAGCAAGGTGGTGTCTTGACGGCACAGCAAGCGGGAGAGTATGACCGTTTGATGCGGGAAGCCAAGGAACGTTACGAGAAGTCTGTTGCCGACAGCGGCAAGAAGGTTCAAGCCACCGTCAAGAAGGACAACCAAGAGCGGTTACGCCAAGAGAGGCTGCTACAAGAGAGCCGCATTCTAATCATGGAGGACGGGCTGCGCAAGGAGCTTGAGCTTCTTAGGAAGGAAAGGGATGAGAAGCTCGCCCAAGGCAGGAACGAGATTACCGACCTTGTCAAGAGGAAGGAGTACGAGGCAAATATCAACGCAGCCTATGCCAAGAGGGAGCAAGAGGCTAGGAAGAAGGCAGCAGAGGAGTTGAGGAAGCTTGAGGGTGATATAAGCAAGCAGCTTATGGAGTCCGTCATCAATAATATCCAAGGCGAGGCTGACAAGACGCAAGGTATCATAGATGACATCATCGAGAAGCTTCAGAGCACATACAAGACCTTGAGCTTCGACGATATGTTCGCTAGCGACGAGATAGAAGAGGCAGCGATAGGAGTCGCCAAGCTAGGCAATGGCATCAAGGTCATCGAGGAAAACATACGAGCCGTCCAAAAAGAGATGGCGAATACGGATGACCCTAGCAAGCTAGTAGGCCTTGAGGCTAGATACAACGAGCTTTTGCATTTCCTAGAGGAGGCGAAAGCCACATATGCCTATGCTGGTGAGGAGAATGCCAAGAAATACGGCGAGGCCTTCATCAAAGCGCTACAGAAGTTCGATTCTAGCAAGGCCGTCTTCTCCTCTTTAGGCTCTCTCGTCAACCAGTCGATAGACTTCGAGAATATACTAAGCGGTAACATCGATAATTTGGTTGAGGAAAGAGGAAACATCATAGCAGAGCAGACGGCCAAGCTCATAGAGGAGTACAGACAGCAAGAGAAAGAGACCAAGGACCATTATGCCAACCTCCGCAAACAAGATGAGGATGCCGCTAAAGAAGCAAGAGAGCAAGGCAAGGAGTATGTCAGCCGTATTGACGAGATTAACCTTGAAGAGGAACAAGCGCTACAGCATCTTAAAGAGGCCTTGGACAGAGCCAAGAAGATGGTTGTGAAAGGTGTCAACGAGACCTTTTCCGCAAATCTGAGGGGTGTCTTGACACAGCAGATGGATTTGTACTCCGACTTCATCAATGAGATGCAAGGCAAGCTGTCCAAAGCCCAAGTGCTAACAAAGTTCGGCTTCATCAATACAAGGGAGACCAAGAGGAACCTTGATAGGCTCAAAACAGATATAAACGGTGCGTTCGGAGTCATAGAAAGGCGTATCGAGAGTGTGAACCAGCTGTTTGACAAAGGACTCATCTCCGACAAGGACTATACAGAGACGATGCGACAGCTCAGAGGCTTGCAAGATGCCGTCAAGGGTGTCTCCACACAAGTAGGCAGTATGGAAGCCGAGACTCGCAATGCCCCGTTGGAAAAGCTACAGCTAGCGGTATCCACCATCGCCAACACCATGTCTCAAGCGTTCAGCAGCCTATGGGACTATCAAGATAGAGAATATGACTACCAGCTGGAGAAGCTTAACGACTTCATCGAGAAATACGGTGAACTCCTTGACAAGCAGAAGGAGATTACCGAGGAGCATGCCAACAGCGTCAACGACATCGAGAGCGAGCTTGCAACGGCAAGAGGCGACAGACGGCAAGAGCTCATCGACCAGCTCAACGCACAGATAGAGGCACAGAGAGCATCCCTTCAAGCAGAGAGGGAGTACGAAGAGCAGCAGAAGACAGCACAGAGGCAAGCAGACGCTCTTGAGAAAGCTCGCTTGAAAAAGCAGAAGCAGAGAGACCTTATCACCGCCACCATCAATACGGCTGTTGCTGCGACGAATGCCCTGGCGACGAAACCTTGGGCGTTGGGTCTTGCATTGTTCAGCGTTGCATCGGCCCTTGGTGCATTCCAGATTGCGATGATAAAGAAAAGCAAGTATGCCAAGGGAGGTCTACTTGAAGGCCCAAGTCATGCGAATGGCGGCATCCCAGTCGGGCATACGGGCATCGAAGTGGAAGGCGGCGAGTATATCGTCAATAAGAAATCAACAGCTGCTAATCTCGACCTCCTAGAGGCCATCAACAAGTCTAAGACGAAAATAAAGCTCGGTGAGAAGAACAAGTTCGCTGATGGTGGTCAATTGCCATCGATGAGAAACGACTCGTTCGGAAACCAAGACCTAGCGACAGCGATGGCAGAATATGCCGAAAGACCCGTTTACGTCCAAGTCGTAGACATTGCAAGCTCGATGGACAGACTAGCGAGAGTTCAGACGCTAGCGGGAGCAAACAGCTAATGAAAATGGGAGGCTAAAAACCTCCCGTTTTTTGTTTTGAAGACCAAGTAAGATTTTGTGCGGTATGTTTATGGAAAAGAGAAAGAAATGCAAGAAAAACAGTCTTGGAAAACATTACCTTTCAAGGATAAACTGACATACATTACAGCGATTGGAGCATTCGTTGTAGGGTGGGGCCTTACAATCGCTGGCTTTATCATCCCACCATTAGGCGAGGTTGCTGATTCTACGCTCTGGGTATTAGGGCAAGCACTAATTTACTGTGCATCAGTGCTTGGGATAACGGGATATTTTACATCAGAGTCAAGGCGCATGAAGCGGGAAATACAAGATTTCGTCAATAATCGTCTAGAAGGAGAAAGTTATCATGATTCTGAAGGTTAAACGCATTGCAAAGAAGCAAGACTATACCATTGGCAAGCTTTACGTCAATGGTCAGTATTTCTGTTCGACCCTTGAGGACAAGGACAGAGGGCTTAAGGACACAGACAGCGATGAGGCTATAAAGGAGAAGAAGGTGAAAGGGCAGACTGCCATCCCGACTGGTTCCTATAACGTCATCATCACCTATTCTCCCCGCTTCAAGAAACCATTGCCACTGCTACTAGGCGTCAAGGGGTTCGAAGGCATACGAATACACAGCGGCAACACCCATAGAGATACCGAAGGCTGCATCCTCGTCGGTGAGAACAGAGTTGTAGGCAAGGTTCTGAACAGCCGTTACACTTACAACCGTCTTTTTAGCCTCTTGCAAGAAGCTTTCGACAAGAATGAGACAATAACCATTGACGTCCAATGAATAGAAACCCCATTTTTGCCATTACGTTTGTGTTTCTAGCGCTTTTCTTGGGGCTAGTGGTAGGGGAGTGCCAAGGAGAGAAAAAAGTCGCTGGAAAATGCGATACCGTAACCTTTATAGACACCGTATATAAACGAGACACACTAGTCGTCAGACAGCCGCAGCTCATAACGAGGGAAACGGTCAAACATGACACCATTATAACCCGTCACAACGACACCATAACATTACCCGTTGAGGCTTCCGTATATCTGGACACCATTGTCAGCGACGGTGACACTGCCATTGCACAGACGCATATCAGCGGTATAAAGGCAAGGCTTGACAGCATACATCTACAGCTATACAAACGCAATATCTCCACCAATACCATCATAACTGTCAAGGAGCAGCCGAAGAGGAAGCTGAAGGCAAGGTTCGGTCCTACCGTAGGAGGTGGTTACGGTCTTGTCAACGGAAAGTGGGATGTATATGTTGGCGTAGGCGGGACGTTATCCTTCTAACCGTCGTTGCTTTGGGAATTTTGCTACGGATTGGTTGGGGCTAGTGAGGCGAACACTAGCCCTGCTTTTTGCATTCATCCAACCACATCCAGCGATAGCCTTTGTATACGTCGTTTCCTTGTCGGTGAAAGCATTTGTTGCAGCATTTAGAAACAGTGCCTTGGTCCCAACCATTTCTACCCGCTTCCATTGTTGACGGCCAAGTCTGAACAAGCTGACCATCCAAGGTGAGTTGTGCCACTGCTTTGCTCTGAGCTGCTGCCACCTTTGCAACATGTTCGGGTGTTTTCTTTTTACCTCTCATAGCTGCTGCCACCCTTGCATTGCGGGTTCCATGATTGCTATTCTCCTTCGCTGTCACTAGCTCCAAGTTGCTTGGGTTATTATTGTTCTTGTCCTCGTCAATGTGATTCACTTGGTAGCCATCTGGAATCTGACGGCCATTAGCCATCGTCCACACAAGTCTTGAAAGCAGAATGTCCGTCAGCTGCTTCTTGTTGATATCAGTGAGGCGAACGCATACATATCCATCTCTGTTCTTCCATGGCTTCATCCACTTCTTGTATTTCTCGCTCCACACTTGCTGGCTGTCAAGGTCAAGCCAATAACCGCTGAAGTGGTGAAGCTCGTCATGGTATTTAAACTCTTTGATTGCAATCATATGTTTAAAACAGATAAAAATCCTTATTTGGGCAAATATATGTAAATAATTTCTAAAAAAGAAGTTTGATGTCGAAAATAAAGAAGTATAAGGTAGGTCTCGACAGTGAGACGCTTGCCATCAGTCTTGTTGAGGAAGGAGCCATCATGGAGGATTTCGTCTATATGGCTAAGGATGACGAGATGAGGAAGTTGCAGTTATCCCAAGACGAGAAACATATGATATACGGGCCTGTCTTGATTCCAGACTTGAATATCTATCGTTATGACGGGCAGAACGAATATTACGTACAGTTCTCAAAGGATGCTATCGAGAAGATGAGCGTAGAGTTCATGTCGGAGCTGAGAGGAAAGAATATCACCCTTGACCATGAGAGTGATGCGCCAGAGATATGGGTCACCGAATCCTGGCTGAAGGTAGATGAACAGCTTGACAAGAGTGTGGCACTTGGCTTGAATCCCAACCTGCCAATTGGTACATGGATAGTCGGAATGAAGTGCAACAATATCGACGCTTGGGAGAGAATCAAAACGCACAGCTTGAACGGGTTCTCCGTCGAGAGCCTAGTATCATTGGAAGAGTTTAATAAGATTGAAGAAAAGGAGGATGAAATGAGCGAAAGCTTTTGGACAAGAATGAAGAATATGCTGATGGAGGTCTTCTCCTCGCAGAAGATTGTGCTTGAAGAGGAACCCGTTGAACCTACAGCAGAGCCAGTTTCCGAGGAACCCGTTGAACCTACAGCAGAGCCAACAGTCGAGGAACCCGTTGAAGAGCCCGTTGTTGAGCCTACCGTTGAGGAACCAACACCCGCTGAGCCAACAGTTGAGGAGCCGAAGCAAGAGGCAAATGCAGAACAGTTGAATCAGCTTGCAGAGCTCATCAACAATCTTAGGGCGGAGGTTGAGGCATTGAAAGCTACAAACGTAGATATAGTAGGCAAGGTGAAAGAGCTCGAATCACTGCCATCGGCAAAACCAGTGTCGACAAACGGCAAGGGCGCACAAGGGGCAACCACCTACGACGCTTGGCGCAATATGGTAAAACGAACTTTTTGACGCATATGTTTAAAGCAAAAAGAATAATAAGAAAATAAAAAGATATTTGAAATGGCTGAAATCGCAAATTTCATAGATGTCCAAAACATCACTTATTGTGGAGAGGAGATTAACAAAATTTGGGCTCAGGACCTTTACAACCTAGACCTCCGCTCATATGGTATAACCTTCATGGATGGTCTGAAGGGGAAAGTAAAACTCTATAACGGAGAAATAGGTGACGTCTGGCAAGCTTATTCTTGTCCGTTCAGTCCAAAGGGCGAGGCTTCTCTTGCTGAGAGTTACATCGAGCCCGTTGCCATCAAGGCTAACCTTGAACAGTGTTATGATGTCTTTTGGCCGACATTTTTGGTAGACCAGACCTCCATATCGCTCCAAGGCGGCATCCCTCAGACCTTTGGTGAATGGTTCTTCGCAAAGTTTAGGGAGAAACTCCAAAATGAATATCAAGAAATCTTCTGGAAGGGTAACCCCGAAGCTACCAAGGACTACTTGAAGGTTACCGATGGTGTCGAGAAGCAGCTTACGGATGCTCTTGGTAATGATGTCATCTCAGGTGCCGCCATCACTGTCGACAATGCCATCGCTCAAGTCGAGGCTGTTATCTCCGCTGGTATGGCCAAGGCTGCTGCTGATGAGCTCGCAATGGACGGCTACAAGGTCTTCATGAACTACGCCGATGTCCAGATGCTCCGTCTTGCTCTTGGCAAGCTGTGTTGCGGCAACAGCACTAGCGACCGCTTCAGCAACTACGCAAAGGAAGGTGACCGCATCTTCATCTACGGCTTCGAAGTCGTTCCAACCAAGCAGTCCAAGAACACCATCATCTTTGGCCCTGCTAGGAACCTCGTCCTTGGCTTCGACACCTACGATAGCCATAACACTTGGAAGCTCATCGATATGAGGGAGACGACTGGTGACAACGCATTCCGCATCATCGCTCTCAGCAACATCGGTGTCGGTATCGTATTCCCTGAGGCTTTTGTAATGAGCGTCGCTTAAGGATAATAAATGATATGGTGGATGGTAATACGGCCATCCACCCTTCAATGGAAAATAATAAGAATAAAAGATATATATATAATATGGCACTTTGTAAGCTAACGAAAAATCTGCTTCGTACTTCAAGCTGC